AAAGCCTGCCAAAGACATTGAGAAGACTCTCAAGAAGCTCAACAAGAAGCTCGAAAGGGAAAAATCTGCGCGTCAAGATGCGGAGATGAAGGCCCGGCAGGCTGCTGAACATGCCCGCCGATCCACTATGGACGCGCAAGATAGTCGCGTTCACCTTGTTGGCAGTGCCATCGAAACCCTCAAAAGGGACGATGAAATCCTGACTGCTCACCTTCGTAACGCCATGGAAATTGGCGATTATGACAAGGCGGCAGACATTCAGCGGACTCTTGCTGGCAATGCCAACAAGATGGTTGAGCTGGAGCGCGGGTATCAGGATTTGCGGAATACTCCGCCTCCTCCGCCTGTTGCTCCCATCAATGCCAATGGTCCCAATGTGGATGACATCATCCAGAAGGTCACTCCGCGTTCTGCGGAATGGCTGAAGGAGAACCGCAAGCACCTTCCCGATGCCAGAAGCATTCGGATTATGGCTCGTGCCCATGAAGATGCCATCGACTACGGCATGATCCCTGAATCGGACCAGTACTTCCGATTTGTGGAGGACCGCCTTGGTATCGGTAAGAAGAAAGACAATTATGAAAGGGACGACGCCATGTCTGGCGCTTCAAAAGCATCCAAAAACCGGCAGTCTCCTCCCTCCGCGCCTGTGACGCGCCAACCTGTCGATGCCCCCAACCGTCCGGGTGTCATCAGATTGACTGCCGAACAGGTTGAGGCTGCCAAAATCAGCGGTATCAGCCCGCAGGAATACTACAAGCTGATGATTCAAGACCGTAACCGTAACTAAGGAGAATGATAATGTCTGAAGTAACTGAAGGTACTGCCAAGCGTCGCGGTCGCCCGCCGCGCACCACTCCCAAGGTCGAAAGCCCTGCCGTCATCGAGCCCAAGGTTGAGGCTGTCCGCGAAATCTTCGTAGCGGAACGTCCTGCCATGCGTCCGGCTATCCGTGATGACGATCCGCGCGCGGCTGCTGCCCGTCGTGCGGCTCAAATTCGCGGACATTTGGGCGATATGGATGAGGGCACGGATGAGTTCCGCGCTCCCAAGCCACCGGATGGCTGGGAATACGAGTGGAAGCGCAAGACTGTGCTTGGTCAGGAAGACCCTGCCTATCAGGTTCAGTTGGCGCGTATGGGTTGGGAGCCTGTTCCCACCTCATATCACCCTGAAATGATGCCCGGCATGGGTAATTTCCCCAACATCGAGCGCAAAGGTCAGTCCCTGATGATGCGCCCGGCTGTAATCTCTGACGAAGCTCGCGCAATTGAGCGCCGCCGCGCCAAAGACCAAATCCGTGCCAAGGAAGCCCAGCTTAATGTGGCCCCTGATGGTCATTTTGAGCGTAATGAGAAGAGTGTCAGGCCGAACATCAAGAAGGGGTACTCCCCAATTGAAGTTCCAAACGATTAATTCTTGGCATTTATGACATTAAGGGGGTTGGCATATGTCAGCCCCCTTTACATTTGATATTTTGACAGGTATTTTGTCAGCCAAGCCTTGAATGGCCGACTTTCCCCGGCGTGAAAGTCTCACTCTATCTAGACTTACAGCTCCCCCGGCGTGGAGTGGGTAAGTTGCTCCCCTCTAAGGAGCTTCCAATGGCCAATACAAACGCACCGTTTGGCTTTAGGCAATATCAGGGCAACGGTTCTGCCCCGACCTATGAACAGGTCGCTGTGGTTATTGACTACAATGCTACCAACATCTTCTATGGTGATCCCGTAACTCAACAGGCTGATGGCTCGTATGCCCAGTCTGCGTCTACGGGTGCCACTCCCGGCGCTCTTGGCATCGGTGGTATCTTTACCGGCTGCAAGTATCTTTCAGTGTCGCAGAAGCGCACTGTTTGGAGCAACTATTGGCCCGGCAGCGATGTCGCCTCTGGCAACTATGTCGAAGGCTACATCATCAATGATCCGAATGCTCGGTTCCTTGCTCAGTCCGATGCCACTGGTCTTGCTTTCCCCGCCGACATCAATGCCACCATTGGCTTTGTGATTGGCACCGGCAATACCTCTAACGGTATCTCGGGCGCTTATCTCGATAGCACGACCCTGAACACGGCCACTTATAACGTGGACGCTCCGTTCAAGGTTGTTGGCATTTATCAGCCAGCCACCGCAGGCTTTCCGGGCGCTTACGCGAACGGCCAAGCTTACGATTGGGCTATTGTCGCCTTCAACAATGTTGCCACCCGCAACTTCACCGGCGTCTAAGGAGTAGGGTACTATGGCTGTCAATCTTTCTGCCATCAAAGACCTTCTGCTCCCCGGACTGCGTGGAGTTGAAGGCAAGTACGAGATGATTCCATCTCAATACGACAAGATTTTCACGAAGCATGATTCCAAAATGGCGCTTGAGCGCACTGCGGAAATGCGCTTCTTGGGTCTTGCCCAGTTGAAGACCGAAGGCGGCCAGACCGCTTTTGACAACTCCGCTGGCGAACGCTTCGTGTACAACCAAGAGCACACTGAAATTGCTCTCGGCTACGCGATCACCCGCAAAGCCGTAGATGACAACCTCTACAAGACCCAGTTTGCGCCCAGCAACCTTGGCCTTATCGAGTCCTTCCAGCAAACGAAGGAAATCTACGGTGCCAACATCCTGAACACTGCCCAGACGTATAATGCGTCTATCGGCGGTGACGGTCAGGCTCTTTGCTCTGCGTCTCACCCGATTGACGGTGGCACGATTGCGAATCAGCCCACCACTCAGGTTGATCTGAACGAAGCCACCTTGCTGAACAGCATGATCGCTGTGCGCACGAACTTCAAGGATCAAGCTGGCCTGAAGGTGTTCGCGCGCGCTCGCAAGCTCATCGTTCCTCCGCAGCTTGAGCCGGTTGCTATTCGTCTGACGAAGACGGAACTGCGTCCCGGCACTGCGGACAACGACGTGAATGCGATCATGATGACCGCTGGCGGTCTTCCTGAGTCGTATATGGTCAACGACTTCCTCACCTCCGCTTACGCTTGGTTCCTGCTGACGAACATCGACGGCCTGAGCTATATGGAGCGAGTGAAGTTTGAAACCGATATGCAGGTCGATTTTGTGACCGATAACCTTTTGGTTAAGGGTTACGAACGTTACAGTTTTGGTTACTACAATTGGAGGAGTATCTTTGGTTCCTTCCCAACCTCTTAATTTGGTTGGGTTTTTCCAAAGATAGGAAGCTACAATTGACAAAAATTAATCTTCCGGTGTAAGGTTCAAAAACTCTAAACCGGGAGATTAAAATGAAGGGTAAAGCTAAGGTTCCTAGTCTTACGCACAATCAAGTTCGGGACGCATTGGATTACAATCCTGCTACTGGTGTGTTTGTGTGGAAAATCAGTCCGGCAAAGAATGTGAAATCGGGAACCATTGCAGGGGGAGGTGGCGGAAAATACCGCTACATCCGGCTCAATGGGGAAGAAGTCACAGAATCTAGGTTGGCTTGGTTCTATATGACTGGGGCATGGCCTGAGCGGCGGGTTAGGTTCAAAAATGGCAATCAAAATGATTGTCGATTTGAAAATTTAACTCTCTTCAATGGTCTTGCGGGTGAATTTGATCATAAGACGCGAGAAGGCCGTCTGGCTTATCAAAACGCTTATAGGAAAATGACACCAACCCAACAAAAAGCTCGTGCTTTGCGTGATAGCTTTAACCTTACACTTGGTGAGTATGAGCAAATGTTTAAGGCTCAACAAGGCAAATGCGCTATCTGTAACCAACCAGAAGTTCAAATGCGAAATGGAAAGCTGAAGGCATTGGCGGTAGATCATAATCATCAAACTGGGGCAATTCGTAGTCTTCTTTGCACGGAGTGCAATCAGATGATTGGAAAGGCTAAAGAGGACAAAAATATCCTACTTTCAGCCATTCAATACCTTGAGAAGCATTCCGATCAGTCCCCAAGTGTGGTAGTCTTAACTCCGAAAGGATAACCGATGGCTACGGTCATTAACGACATCAATCCGGGTTTTTACCCGAACGCTAATGGGAGCCCGGTTCAACCGGGCACCGCCTTCACCGGCCCTTTGTTT